ATCAAGTCTCCGGTATTGTGCAGCCTGGACCACTTTGAACACATAACAACCCTTTAGAGCGTAACAACCTTCGCAGGTGCTGCCCTTTACTTTTACAAGTTTAGAACCTGTTTTGCATTCTTTAGCTGGTAGACCGTAGGCCCATCCAGGCATTTTAGAAGGCTTTGACAAACCTCCGACTAGTTTCAATGCTTCACTTGTTTTCATAATATATCCTTTCTAAATTCTTTGTACTTCACAACTATGGCCAAATTGTGGCTTGTTGCTTGTTGCTTGTTGCTTGTGGCTTGGCGCTCGGTTATCTCCGGCGGCGCCAGGTCACTGGTTGCCTGCGGAAGGGAACTAGCTCCGCTACTAGCGTGGTGTATCAGTTATATGGCACCACAACACCTTTTAGGTCAAACACATTGACCCCAGGTCCATCACTCCACGCTGGGGCTCCCCAGTGTAATGGACCAGGGCTAAAGCTGGTACTGCTAGCTGAATTTAATTTAACACAGCACCAGACTAAACCCGAAAGGACTGCCGGCTCATTATGGGATTTCCATACACCGACAATACCTAATACTATATAAACACTTGACAATCTTTTGTCAAGAGGATAATATAGGATAATTAAAAATAAATAGAAAGGATAAACAATGGCAAAAGCAATGACGAAGTATCAACTGGACCACTTTAAAAATAAGGTGCGAAGAAATTTCGAACCTTTAATCAGGGAGCAGGAACTGTTGGTCAAACAATACAAGACTGAGGCGACAAACAAGATAGTCGGCAAGCTAGCCAAAAAAATGGGAGCTGATAAAATCTTGGACCAATTAAAGAAGGCGGAGGCGCATTTAAAAAAAGCTCAAGACAGCGCTAAAACTTTTTTTAAAAAGAAGGCCACGAAAGAAAAAAAAGACCTCAACTCTTATAAATTTACCAGTGATGATGATGACAGACTGTCAGTCTCAGATTGTGAGAAGCAATTAAGGGAATGGGCGCAAGAGCTCGTTGAGAGAGAAATAAGAAGAAGGCCCGAAGGTGAGAAGCTGAAACAATTGGAGCAATTGCAACAACACTCAATTGATACAGTTATGGAAGCTGGAACACCTGACGAGCTAATAAGAAAATTAGATACATCAACAAAGAAAATCGGTATCGCGTGGGTTGTTGATACATCTAAAGTTAAACAGATAGAGGCATAAACAATTTGACTGGCTATCCTATTTAATGTAGGATAGCCATAACAGAAAGGATAATATGAATACATTATTAATTATAGGTCTAGGACTTACATGTCTGGGTTTAATTACTTTAGTTGTATCAATCATAATGATTGACCACTATGACAGAAAGATAAAACTAGTTAATGAAACAATAAGAGGTTTAAATAAAAAAGCGGAGGCAGCTTTAAATAGCTGATTATAAATATAGGAATAAATGGAGGTAGAATATATAGTAGGACTTTTAGGCGTGGCCTGGTTTTTATTTTGGTATATGCCATAGGCTAGATACAAGAGACCAGGTACAGGAACCAGGTGTCCATAATGGGTCGCGCCCCTGCGGGGCTACTTGACTTATTATTAATATAGGACTATAAAGGATATAGAAAGGACATATATATGAAAGTAATAAAATATAAAGATAAGGAATATAAGTTACCATTTAAAGTATTGTTATCAAATGAACCAACTAAGGAAGGCACAGTAGCCAACAGGTTCGGTGGTGATACATGTACACTGCCAGAGTTTGCTATTGCTGTGTATGATGTCATCATGGGTGCAGAGATGGTGCAGGATTGGAAGACACATCGTCAAGGACTTGACTGGTTTAGCAGAAACTTTACTGACCAATATTATACACTACTAGACTAACAATCATGAACCAGGGCGCCCCTGCGGGGCGTCCTGGCCCCTCAATAGAGGTACCAGGCTGCTTGAGACTTTTTGACTTTTATTAGATATTGATTTACATATACACCGTAAGGGGTCCCAGGATATACCCTATATTACTAAGATTTAGATATATAAGCTCCTGAAATAGTTTTTGGGTTTTCAAAATTAATCCCTAAAAATTTTGCGAAAATTTGAAACTTTATGAATATAGACTTAGAAAAGATTAAAAAGTTACCACCTGATGTTCAGAAAGACTTTATGAGAACTTTTCTGAAGTACAGTGAAAAGAAAAAAGAATCTAAAATCCAATCTGATTTTTTGACTTTTGTTAAACACATGTGGCCTGATTTTATTGAAGGGTCCCATCATAAGATTGTAGCTGATAAATTTAATAAACTTGCTCAAGGCAAGATTAAAAGATTAATTATTAATATGCCTCCAAGGCATACTAAGTCTGAGTTTGCATCTTATTTCTTACCTGCCTGGATGGTGGGTCGTAATCCTAAACTTAAAATAATTCAATCAACAAACACTACTGAGTTATCTGTAAGATTTGGTCGTAAAGCTAAATCACTTATGGACTCACCAGAATATAAACAAGTATTTCAAACAAGATTAAATCCGGACTCTCAAGCTGCAGGTAAATGGGAAACAGAACAAGGCGGTGAATACTACGCTGCTGGAGTTGGATCTGCCATAACTGGAAGGGGTGCGGATCTATTAATTATTGATGACCCACATACTGAACAAGATGCAATGAATGCTCAAGCCTTAGATAGAACTTATGAATGGTATACATCAGGACCAAGACAACGTCTTCAACCCGGTGGAGCGATTGTGGTTGTAATGACAAGATGGAATGAGAAAGATTTAGCCGGACGCCTGATGCATGCTCAAAAGGAGCCTAGAGCAGATCAATGGGAAGTCGTAGAATTTCCAGCCATCATGCCAAGTGGCCAGCCTCTATGGCCAGGCTTCTGGAAACTTGAAGATTTAGAATCTGTTAAAGCATCTATTCCAACAACAAAATGGTCTGCACAATACATGCAGAACCCAACATCAGAAGAAGGCGCTTTGATTAAAAGAGAATGGTGGCAAGATTGGGAAGGAGATTTACCTCCTCTTCAACACGTCATTCAATCTTACGATACCGCTTTTATGAAAAAACAAACGGCTGACTTTTCAGCCATTACCACTTGGGGTGTGTTTCAAAAAGATGAAGACTCAGGTCCACAATTAATATTAGTTGATATGATAAAAGGTCGATATGAATTTCCAGAACTTCGTAGAATCGCGCTTGAACAATATGGCTACTGGAATCCGGAAACTGTAGTTATTGAATCAAAGGCATCAGGATTACCTTTAACGTATGAACTTCGTAAAATGGGAATACCTGTTTTAAACTTTACACCGTCAAAAGGAAATGATAAACATACAAGAGTTAACGCAGTCTCTCCACTGTTCGAATCAGGGAGGATATGGGCGCCCACACATATGGAGTTTGCAAAAGAAGTCATTGAAGAATGCGCTGCTTTCCCGTATGGTGAGCATGATGACCTTGTGGATTCTATGACACAAGCTGTTATGAGGTTTAGACAAGGTGGTTTAATTGATCATCCAGAAGATTATAAGGATGAGGAAATGCCACAAAGAAAAAGGACGTATTACTAATGTTAAAATTATTGACAGAATTATTTGGTAAGAGCTATGTGCAAAAGATGATTGGCACAAGATCCAATGTAACCAAACCTCGTAAGATGGATTGGGCTAGTCCTTATAAAGTTTATTCAGATGAAGCTTTTGAAGATCCTAAAACAATACAATTTATAGAAGATAAAATTGCTGAGTACGGTCCTTATGCAATGTCTAATAAAAATGCAGATGAGATCGCTAACTTTGAATTAAATGCTAAAAGACTTAAACAAGCTAAAATGAAACAAGCCGGTGTTTCAGAGAATATGATTAAAGCGGTTGAAGAAGCAAAGAAACCAAAACCTCAAGCTGAAATTATTGATATAGGTACAGGTAAGAAATTAGATGAAGAAGGTATTATGACTTTAAAACAAAAAGCTCCTCAAACAGATGAGAAATCTTTTGCTAATCTAAAAGAAGACATTGCTAAACTTAATAAAAGAAATAGAACAGAAGAAGAAAGTCTAGGAGATCTAGCTGCAAAAAGATACAGTGCAGATGAAGAAGCGAATAGAGCAGGTGTAGTAAGATCTATTTTATTAAATGATGATAGATTAAATTTACCTCAAGGAATTAAAGATGCTTTACTAGGTCGAACAGATAGAGCAATCAATCCATTAGATGTGTTCAATGAAGTTTATAAAAGAGATTTAAATAAATTAGATAAACTTGATGGCTTAATTTTTGAAGGTGAAGAAGCTGGAAAAAATGCTAACAAAGTAGCTAATGAATTTTTAGAGAAAGATTCTTTTGATTTAGTAGAAGATGATCTAGGAACAAAATTAAAGAAAGCAGATGATGATCCTGATATGCCGGAAATGGCAAAAGGTGGCTTAATAAAAATTTTAGGAGTTTAAATGGATATAGGACCTACTGATCTCCTAAAAGCAATGGATGCTCCTAAAACAGAATCTAAAAAAACTTTTGGTCAATACGCAAGACAAATTGCAACAGGAGCAAAACCTATTGGTAAATTAATAGCAGCAGAATCTGGTATAGGAGCTTTACTAGCACCTTTAGATTTTGGAGAAGGAAGAACAGCAAAAGAAGTTTTATTAAACGCTGTGACCCTTGGAGCCGGACTCCCGGTTAAAGACGCAAGAGAGAAATCAGATTATGTAGACCGATTTGGGTTAAAAGACGATTTATTATCTGCTCAGATGAAACAAGCAGGAGTAGGTAAAATAAGAGAAGGTATGGAAATGCCTGAATTAACGGAGAGAGAGAAACTAGCCTTATCAGCTGCAGAGCAATTTGAACAAACGGTATTAGCCCCAAGATTAGAAAAACAAAAATTAAAATACAAAGCAGCTTCAAAACCTGACTTTGGTCTAGATGAAGAAATTAACTAGGACTATACCCCCTAAATCAGGACCCATGCCTCAGGGCTTGAGTTTATCCTATAATACTGTTAAACAAGTACCAACGGAGAAAATAAATGGCAGACATAGACAAGTCTCTACCAAACGTAGAGCAGGAAATAAAAATTCCATCACCTGAAGAGATAGAGTTAGCTCAACAAGAAGAAGAGCAAAAACTTAATGAAAAAGGTGAACCGATAGAAGTTACAGAGAACGAAGACGGTTCGGTAGATATTAATTATGATCCTGCAATTGCTTCCATTGAAGGAGAACAAAATCATTACGATAATTTAGCAGAACATTTACCTGATGATATATTAGGAAGATTAGGTTCTACACTTACTCAAAATTATCAAGAATATAAAAGTTCTAGAAAAGAATGGGAAAGAGCTTATAGAGAAGGTTTAGATTTATTAGGATTTAAATACGATCAAAGAACAGAACCTTTTCAAGGTGCAAGTGGTGCAACTCATCCTGTACTTGCAGAAGCGGTTACACAATTTCAAGCATTAGCTTACAAAGAATTATTACCTAGTGATGGTCCTGTTAGAACTCAATTACTAGGATTACAAACTCCAGATAAAGTTCAACAAGCACAACGTGTAAAAGATTTTATGAATTATCAGATCATGGATCAGATGAAAGAATATGAACCTGAATTTGATTCAATGTTATTTCATTTGCCTTTAGCAGGTTCTGCTTTTAAAAAAGTTTATTACGATGAAACAGAACAAAGAGCAGTTTCTAAATTTGTTCCAGCAGATGATTTGGTTGTTCCGTACACGGCTACCTCATTAGACGATGCGGAGGCCATCATCCATGTTGTAAAAATTTCAGAGAATGAATTAAGAAAACAACAAGTAGCAGGTTTTTATAAAGACATTGAACTTAAACCTGGACCCACTAACGAAACAGAAGTTCAAAGAAAAGAGAGAGAATTAGAAGGAACATCTAAATCAAGAGATGAAGATATTTTTACTTTATTAGAGTGTCACGTTAATTTAGATCTAGAAGGTTACCAGGATATTAATCCAGAAGATGGTGAGCCTACAGGAATTAAACTTCCGTATATTGTAACAATCGAAGAACACTCAAGAGAGATTTTATCAATCAAAAGAAATTATGAAGTAGGAGATGCTACAAAAAGTAAAGTTCAATATTTTGTACATTTCAAATTTTTACCAGGACTTGGCTTTTATGGTTTTGGTTTAATTCATATGATTGGTGGATTATCAAGAACAGCTACAGCTGCATTACGACAGTTGCTAGATGCCGGAACCCTATCTAACTTACCCGCTGGTTTTAAAATGCGTGGTATTAGAATTAGGGACGATGCACAAAGTATTCAACCAGGAGAGTTTAGAGATGTAGACGCGCCTGGAGGTAATTTAAGAGATTCATTTATGATGCTTCCTTTCAAGGAACCATCACAAACACTTTTAGGACTTATGGGCGTCGTAGTACAGGCAGGTCAAAGATTCGCTTCAATAGCAGACTTGCAAGTAGGTGAGGGTAATCAACAAGCGGCAGTGGGTACGACAGTAGCTTTGTTGGAAAGAGGCAGCAGAACTATGTCTGCCATTCACAAAAGAATTTATGCAGCTCTAAAACAAGAATTTAAATTAATGGCAAGAGTATTTAAATTATACTTGCCTCGAGAATATCCTTACGACGTAGTCGGTGGTCAAAGAATGATAAAACAAACTGACTTTGATGACCGAGTGGATATATTGCCAGTTGCAGATCCAAATATTTTCTCACAGACACAGCGTATTTCCCTCGCTCAGACGGAACTGCAATTGGCTACGTCTAATCCTCAAATGCATAATATGTATTCAGCGTATAGAAATATGTATGAAGCGTTGGGTGTAAAAAATATAGATTCAGTTTTAGTTAAACCTATGCCACCAACACCAAAAGATCCGGCGTTAGAACACATTGATGCTTTAGCAGGAAAACAATTTCAAGCTTTCCCTGGTCAAGATCATAGAGCACACATTACAGCTCACTTAAATTTTATGGCAACTAATATGGCTAGAAATAATCCAGCGGTTATGGCGTTGTTAGAGAAAAATATATTTGAACATATCTCTTTAATGGCTCAAGAACAGGTTGAAATAGAATTCAGACAGGAATTAGTTCAATTACAACAGATGATGCAGATGGCACAACAGAATCCACAGCTTCAACAACAAGCTATGATGATGCAACAGAAGATTGATGCAAGAAAAGCTGTGTTGATTGCAGAAATGATGAACGATTTTATGGAAGAAGAGAAGAAAATTACTTCACAATTTGATAATGATCCAATTGCTAAGTTAAGAGCAAGAGAATTAGATCTTAGAGCACAAGAAAACATGCGAAAAGAGAGAGAAGGTGATGAAAGAATCAATCTTGATAAGATGAGAGCGATGATGAACCAACAAAACACAGAAGATAAGATGGATCAAAACGAAGAATTAGCAAAATTAAGAGCTGATACTTCAATTGAGAAGACTATTCTTTCAAAAACATTACCAAATGCTAAGGATATGATACCTAACGTATCTATTGTTAGAAAAAGTGATGACTAATCTATAAAAATAGGTTAAAAAATAAACTAAGGAGTTAAAAATGGAAAAACTTGATAAAATTAAAGAAGTTAAAGTAGGCGAACAACAGATTGAAGTAGATCCAAGATCTAAAACAACTGCTGACGGTGCTTTTAACTACATTGGTACAGGCGGACCTGAATTAGAAGTTCAAGGTCAAGGTGCTGTAATGCCAGAAAAGAAAAGAAAATCAAAAGCGTACTAATATGGCTTGGTTTAGTTTAGCAAAAATTGCTTTACAAGCGGGAAGCAAAATTTACGCGAATAAACAGAAAACTAAGATGGCTATGTCTGATGCACAATTAATGCATGCAGAAAAAATGGCCCGAGGTGAGGAAGCTTACCAAGGCAAACTCCTTGAAGCGAGACAAAACGATTATAAGGACGAATTTGTACTCGTAATCATATCGGCGCCCATCGTGGTGTTAATGTGGGCAGTAATGTCAGACGATCCAACTGCTATGGAGAAAGTAAAGCTATTCTTTGAATA